CACCTGCTGAACTAATGGCAACCGCATCTGTATCAGAAGCAGATCCAATATTTCCTGCATCAGGTATAACAAGTCCAGCTCCACCTGCTAAAATTAAATCATCTGCCGAAGTGTCCCACAGCATGTAAGCACTTGCTGTGTCTCCGAAGAATTTTATATCATATCCTTGATCGTTTGCTCCAACTGTAAGCGTTGAATCTAATTGTACAGCGCCATCAATATCAACAGCGTCTAAATTGGCTGTTCCATCGACATCAATATCTCCTGCAAGATCTATTCCTGCAGCACCTGCTAATACAAGATCATCTGCTGATTCATCCCATAGAGCATAACTTCCTGAAGTTGCTCCAAATAATTTTACATCATAACCTGTGTCATCAATACCAACTGTTAAAGTATTATGTATTTGATGTGACGCAATACCAGTATCAACCATGTTTGGATTAGTGGCATGATCAGCGGTAGCATAAACAAGTTTTGTTCCTTTATCTGTACCTTTAAAAACAACTGTGTCACCTGATCCAGAAGCATATTTAAATGTAAGTGTGTATGCTTCTGTTGTACCATTTACCAGAATATACATTTGTTGAACATCTAACGGAATAGTTACCGTAGAGTTTCCACTAAGTGCTCCTGTAAATTTTATAATTCTATGTCCAAGAACAGCGCCTGTTGATCCATCAGAAACAGATAATGTAGTAGTTGTTGATGAAATAGCCTGCTCTTCATAACCACCAACCATCTGTTCGATGAGTTGTAAATTGGTATTGGTCTTAGTTCCCCATGTACCGGCATTCTCGCCGGTTGTCATTAATTCAGTACCTAGTCCCGTGTATGTTGATGCCATATTCCTCCTAAGCGCTCGCTACAAATACTTCCACATCGCATGCGGCAGTATCTGTATCCACTGTAATATCTACTAAATCTGAAAGACCCGACGCTAAAGCCGATCCTGACGATTTCATAGTGTCGACTACTCCACCGCTATTATCACCTGGATAAATAAACGAGTGGCCTGCATCGACCTTCATTCTAAATTCCGTATTATCTTCATCCCTAAAAGTCAGCATGATATGATTTGAATCATCTAAATTTGTAATTCTGATATATCTAACATCGCCGTCGTCAAACATTCCTGCAACGTAGCCAACCTTGTTAGCGGTTACACCAACATTGCTAAGTGCCGATAAAAATCCTATTAATCCACATTCCGTGGTTGATGCCGTTACGACTCTTTTTACAACTTCATCGACACTGGAAATCTCCAGGGATCTTTCAGATCCATAGTCTATGTTGTTGAGTGTTATTTCTTCTATTACTTTACAAGTTAGTGTTGCCATATTTTATCCTTACGGTGCCGGAGACTGAACGGGTATACGTGGCTCACCATCCGTATAGTCGTCCCTTCTACGTCTACCTATTTGTTCTCCACCAAACTTCTGTACTTCAGTTTGATACTTCTGTTCATATAATTGTAGCATATCCATTGGACCTTTTAAATATCCATATGCTTCTACCAGACAGGCATATAAAAGTCCATTTCCAAAATTAATGCTGAGGTAGGTTGTTGTATTTGCCGAACCCAGTCCTTCTGGCTTCGCGGCATAATGAATTTTGTATGTATAAGCTGAATCAGGTGTCGGCACGATGGTGATTTTCCCTGAAGTCGTTGCTCCTTTTCCAGTCGCTCCTCCGGACATCGCATAGTATTTTGGTGTCCCCGTAGTCGTTTCAGCTGCATCGTATTCCCTGAGATAGCTGATATCCTTCTTAACTAGCCAGCTATTGGCCCCCGTTGCAGCGGACGTTGACGTATAAACCTGAAGGCCCCTAACGAATAGAGTCCCTGCAGGAGTATAAATGTTGTCTTTTGAAGATGTCAGATTTCCAATCATCTCTTTTCGATTCGCGTCGATCGGAACTTCTCTAAAAATTCTGGTTTCAGCATTGTCAATAAACTGGTCTGTAATCGTACTGGATAGTACGGAAGTACCAACTTCTGTATAGTTCAGAATTGCTGTTGTAAGTGTTGAATAAGTAAATCCGTGGCTCATGCTGATAAGGTTACTGGTCCTATTGAAACCGGAAACCCTCCTCCTTTTATTGATCCTGATGTAGCCGTACTCGTATCCACGGTAAAATAAAACCAGTCGCTGGTAAAGTCCGTGTCCCGTGCACCGCTTACATACTTGCCTGTATTAATAGCATAGCCTGCAGCTTTTGCAATGTTGGATCCTGCAATACCGTCAAAGGTTGCCGGATTGGCATAATTTCCCGACACGGTCGGCGATCCACGGAACCTGTAAGTGCTTCCGTTGGTCAATCCATGTCCTGTCGCATTTACATTGATCACGCCCGATGCAGCCGCGTACGTGGTAAACGGATCATGGGGCAATAACTGTGCTACAGAACTTTCTGTTCTATCAGACCGTACATTTTGTAAACCGTGCGACTCTGCGCCCCGTCTACTAGCATCCAATTGGGGTTGTTTAGATTCGTATTCAGATTTATGGACCAGCATGCCATTCCATTCCTTAACCATTTCATTATAGGGAAATGCCATTCCTGAACGATCTGATATTGCTTTTGAATGTTTTCCTCTTGAAAATGTCATTATTTACTTCCTCCTGATCCTAAAGGTTTACCAACACTACCACCACTGCTATACTCCATTTTTTTTAAAATCTCTTTAATTTCTTCCGCTAATTCAGGATGTAATGTAGACAATTCTTCTAATCTGCTTTTGCTTAAGCCAGCATGCTTTAATTCTCCTTTTTTATATCCACTGTATGTTTTAGTCATGTTATATATTCGGATAATAATTCTTCGGGGTTATATAAGTGCTTGCAGCAGACCCGTCTTCTGATAAAGCACGTGCTAATTCGTCTTCGTAGTATAATTTTAATTCTTGGCTTCTTTGTGGAGCGTATTTCTGACTTAAATAAAATGCCAGTCCTGATGTCATGCTCGGTATGAATCTGTAAGGAATATCCGTTGCATCGGTATACGTTGCATCCGCATCCTGAATTCTTTTAACAAAATACATATGGACTTCTTTCGAAGCGCTGGAAGAATCGGGTGTTGGATAGATTGTTACCGTTGTCTTGTCGACTAGTCTTTGGACAAAATATCTGGAAGGAGTTCCTTTAGCTAATTTATTAGCTAGACTGGAATAAGTTGCTCGTGTTGTTTTTGTTAAAGCTGAATCCGCTTCGGAAGTCGTTCCTCTGTCGGATCTAAGGGTTGCTTCAAGGACATCCGCAATTCCATAAGTAGAAGTTCCACTGGTTCCACCTGCTGTGGTTGCAGAAGTTCCATCTCCTGATGCTCTATAAAAAATATACTCGGCCTGGCCTTCAACTAAATCAATATTGGTATCGCCTACTTCCCAGTAGTGCAGACCTCTATTGCCCCATTCCTGAAAAAGAATGTTTAAGGTTCTTCTTGCCGTTTTTAATTGATATCCTGAAACAGACTGTAGACCAATCCGCTCGTAAGCATCTTCTATAATTTCATCAACAGCAAATGTCTTGTCGAACGTTACTGTTCCGGAAGTAGTGTTAGCCATGCTCTACCTCCTAACTATAAACTTTAATCCACTCGCAATGTACACTGGCTGTGTCTCCAGAAGTAACTGCGGGAAGAGTTAGTATAACATCTCCATCAGCTCCAGAAGCTTCAGTATTTTTTATTCCACCAATAGAACTAAAGTCTAAAAACCCTCGTCCCTCTAATGTTAGAAATGCAACATTACTAGTGGCATTCCAGTACAATCTTACAGCATCTACTTTTGCTGTCACTGAAACATTATACCAAACTTTATTTAATCGAACTCTAGAACACGAATTACCTGTGTTGCCATGTGATTTATTAAGACCAGAAACATCTACAAGTGTTCTTGTAGCATCTCCAGTACTATCTGAAATATTAGTGTAAGTCGTTATTAGTTTTTTATCGCCGTCAAGTTGTGTGACAGCTGAAACTGCATCCGCCATTTTTTATCCTCCTTTTCAAGGGTGGGGTCATTACACCCCACTCCCGAGTTTAATTATTATTGATCTGCAAATGCAGGTGCATCTGCACCTTCTGACCAACCCCAAAGTAGCCAGTTAGTACTATCTTTAGCTAAAATGTTAATCTCCGAACAGCCGAAGTCTGTAAGAGTTAATTTTGAGTTAGAGTTTCCATCAGAATAAACTGATGAACTGTCTGCATCTGATTGTATATGAACGATACCACCAATAAAGTAATTAGCATTAGCACCTGTATCAAAGATAAGGTTTTCTGCTTCTTCTGCAGCGCCACCATAAATAAATTTAAAGTGTGCACCAGCAACTGGTGATGGTAATGTAATTGTTCTATTCGCTGTGATCGCTGGAACTACAAGTAGTCTTCCACTATGTGTAGCATTAGTAAGAGTTTTATCTTCATCTCCCAATGTAACAGGTCCATCACCTAAAGTGATGATTTCAGTAATCGTTCCAGTAGATGCCGCTTTACTGACTGTTTTAAAAGTATCTTCAGATCTTACTGGACCTGAAAAAGTTGTTTTTGCCATAATATTCCTCCTAGAATATTT